AATTTCCAGAGCCCTTTTCTCATCTTCATTAAGGGCCCTATTATTGTCTTCCCGAGCCGCCTGCCTAATTGAAGAAATATTTAGTTCAACTGCTCTTTGCTCAATAGCATTTTGCTTTATTTTTTGATCTATTTTTAATCTATCTGCCTGCCCTTTAGTAACACCTCTCGCTAGCTTAATAGAGGCTACTTGCAATTTTAAGGTATCTTCTTTTATTTTAAACTGTTTATCTAATATGGTAGTCGCTAGTGCTTCTTGGCCAGCTAGTTTTTCAAGGCGGGCTGACTGTGCACCATCTTCGTCACCTACGCCCTCCCCTAAAAGTTTATTTATTGCATCTTTTTCTTTTTGTATATTTTTTAATATCCTGCTCTCTCTACTTTCTCCTGCGAAACTAAGAACAAAATCAGAGAACTGGTCTTTATTGTCTTTTTGAACTCTTTCTAACTCTGCTATAGACGCGCCTAGCTCTGCAACTGCATCTTTTTGGGCTAGTAATACTTCAATAGATACTTTTCCTCCGGCGGCAATCTTATTCAAACTATTTAAATACGCTTCCCCAGACTTTGATGTTGATAGAAAGCTATTTTTTCCTTCTGTTAATAAGTCTATCTGTGTTTGTATAAATTGTGCAGCACTCTTTTGGGCTTCCGTGCTATCCTCTGAAGTCATTATAAAGTCTAATAGAGAACTGTTTAGAACCTCTTGTGCCTGCTTTTGGTCTTGTAGAGCTTTTGTCAGTTGTAGTGAATTGCCGATCGCCGCAGAGCTTCCTCCAAAGGGGGTATAGACGGGGGCTGATTCGGTCTTAGTATTAAATTCTTCCACTTTTTTAGAAAAATCAGAGAAGTCACTTTCAGCTTTTTTAATGCTCTCTGCAAAAGATGTGTTGGCCACAGCCTCTAGTTGCTCTGTTAAAAGTGTTAGTTCTTTAGACGTTAAACTATTAACAACATTTCCTAGTGTTTTGAAAAAGTTAAGACTATTAGGAGCATCCTCTAGTAAAACCTTTTGCACTTCAACAAGATTCTCATAGTCCTTATTTAATCCTTTCAACCTATCTCCCAGCATAGAGGAAGCTGTTATTGTTTTTTCTGTTTCTTCATTAGATTTAGCAAAGAAGTCGTACGCAAGCTTACCCGCAACAAAAACTGTTCCTAAAATTTGTAACCAAAAGAAGGCTCTAGATATGACGTTTCCTGCCGTAACGGCAAAAGCAGTAGTAGAAGCTAAAACCCCTCTAGCGGTGGCCCCTAGCTTTTTCCAGCCTAGAGCCATTTTTTGAGTAGTAGTTTGGGTTTGTATAACCATTTTACGCTCTGCTGCCTGCTGAGCAACAATCATATCATCCAAGGCGCGAACAAAGTCTCTACGAATCTTCCTGCTCATGCCTTCATAAGTTTTTGCTCCAGACGTCGCGGCTTTTTTCATCGAGGCAAGCTGTCTAGTTGTAGTCTCTTTATCACCTAAAATATTTGCTAGCCCAGAGTTCTTTCTTCCCTTGGTTATTCCTGCAGCGGCTAAAGAGGCCTTCGCGCTACTTTGAGCTTGTTTTTTAAGCTCCCTAGCAGCAGTGGGGTCAGCTGCTGCTGCTTTTACTGCTCTTTGGTATGCTTCTACATCTGCCTGGGCTGCTTCGAAAGATTTTGATGATTTTTCTGCTACCTCGGCCAAGCTATCTCCAAGCTCTGATAGGGCGGGTATTGCAGCGGAAAGTACCCCTTTACCAATTAATAGAAAACCCGCATAAGCAAGTTGTGGAACGTCTATAAATAAGTTAGCAAGAGGAGTGGCTAAGTCTACAGCAAGTGTCTTAATATTGTTTACTATGTCATCAAAAGCTTTACCTAGCTGATTAAACTTGTTCACACCTGGGTTTACAATTTCTATTATTCTACCGTATTTAGATTCTGCTTGAGATAGAACGTCATTTGCTACTGCTTGTGATTTCTGAAACTGAGTTAAGTCTTTTGCATTAACTCCTAAAGTTCTTGCGTAATCCTTAGAGGCTTGCTCTAACCTAAGTATTATTCCTAGTTCGTCAAGTAATTCTGGCTCTGCCTTAGTTACACCTCTTACTAGGCGATTAAAAGAATCAGTAACGTCTCTTCCTAGAATTATAGACGCATCTTTAGCAGCTTTTCCTAGACTAGTTATTTGTGAAGTACTTAGCCCCGCTGCAGTTCCTATAGCTCCGGCTGCCGCAGCGTCTTGAAAAGAAACTTGTGCGTCTGTAGCGTCTATTATATCTTGAGTAAGAGTCCTCATTGCTACACCAGTGGAAGAGGCGTATGCTATCTGACCTTCTTGAAGGGACTTTAAATCTCCTGCTGCCTTTAAAAAGTTAAAAGCGGCACTAATAGCAAAGATTTGTGCAGCCAAGGTGGCATAAGCAGGTACTAATCCTCCAGAAATTCCTTGAGCAAGTTTACTAAAGTTTTTAGTACCATTTGCGGAGGCTTTGGCAGCGCCTTTTAATCTTCGGTCAGCAGTTTGAGCAGCTCTACCAGTCTGGTCTAGCCCCTTGGCCGCCTTTTCAGCACTTTTTCCAACAACTTTTAAATTACCGTCATCGTCAACTCTAATTTTTAATTTAATTTCGTTTGCCATTAGCCGGTAACATTATGGGTGAAATTTTTTCCACCTCCTGAAGATTTAGACTTTCTTTCTTCAGCTTTTCGTTTTTTCTCTGCTTCTTTTGCTCTAGTAGATATTACTGCGTTCTCGTACATCTTTAAAAAATATATCGTTGTCTTTTTGTCCTCTATATTATTTATATTTAATAAGGACTCAATAGCACTCCAATCTTTCCCCATATAGCTTCCTGACATTCCCTCCCAAACGTCGCTCATAAGAGAGAATATAAAAAATGCCACTTGAACTTCCACAGGGAAATCTGAGGAGTCGAGCGGCATTTTGGCAGGATCAGGCTCTTGACCTAATTGTTCGCAGATAGTTAGGTACTTATCTACGTCTATAGATGTATCTTCTTTTACGTATCGCTCAAGTAGCGCCTGTATTTCAGCTACTTGTTCCCAGTAAAATTTTCTAAATCTCCCACAGTTTCAGTAACCCAAGAGTCGAAATCACTAGAGTTCTTCATAAGCAACTCTGAATTTTCTTGGGTATATTCTAAGCACTCATCTGCGTCAAGACTTGATATATCTACCAAAAGAAACTCTTCTAGGTAACGATATTTAAAGCCCTTCCATCCTTTGATAACTGCTCTACAGTATTCTATAAGAAACTTATCCTCGTCAAGAATTTCTTCTGGTTGACGAGTTTTTTTGTCAAACTTAGTTGTTACACACTTTTTTCGTAGCTTTATAAGCTCTTCTCGGGCTAGGTAGCATACGTCTATAGTAAGACCAGAGTACCCAGGAAAGTCAAGAGTAACAGTTTTACTTGGAGTCATAAGACTCGCTAAAGATACTGGTGAATCTGTCATATTACGTCCTTTTAGTCTTGGTAAGGTTATTAAATTTTATACTGTATAGTATATGCAAAAAGAGGTGAGGAGTCAAGAATTATTTTTAGTTAGGTAAAAATAAAAAAGGGGCCGAAGCCCCTTTATATTAACACTTACTAATTACGGTGCGATACCAAAGTAAGTAAGAGTAAACTCGTCTGCCTTATCGAAGTCCTCAGTGTAAGCACCAAAGCCAGTCTCTACAGAAATTACATCCTCAATAGAGTGGGTAGGTACTTCAATGTGAACCTTAGGACAAGTTACGTACAGACGGGGAGTACCCGCTACGCCGCCACCAACTTGGAAGGTTACTTGGAAGTCATTTACAACTTTATCAAGTCCCTTTCCAGGAGTTGTCATATCATTAAACAAGTCTACGGAAGTTCCTCGATCAGCACCAGCAGTGTCTAAAGTTAAGTAACAAGTAAAGCTACCAGTAACTGTACGACCACCTGTTACTCCTTCAATAGGAACGTTTACTGCGCCCAGCTCTTCTGGTACAAGGTAAGTAATATTGTTAGAAACAGTAATGTTACCACCAGTAAGAGTTAGATCATATTCGCCGGAACCGTAAGCAGCAGTATCAGTAGTAGATACCTGCATTTGAGTAATACGGTTTCGAATAAACGTCTTAGTTGAGTCTACCCCGTCGTCGATTGCTGCTACGCCCGTAATATCTGTAGTAGCCTCTGGATCAAAAGTTCCTGGATAAAGAGTAAAAGCAAAGTCAGCATCGCTTTGTAGGTAAATAGAACCAGCAACTTGCTGAGGTGCTGTACCGGTACCTACTACTACCGCATCGTTGTTACCACTAGTCTTTTTAGTAGACTGTAGATCAAGAATGTTCTTAGCAAAACCACTCCAGTTAATAGTAGCGATACCATCAACTTCAAAGTCAATGGAAGCTTCGTTAATCTGTGCATTTTCCATCTTGTAGACCATGGGGTTAGTTGTGCTTGTTTCCATTACAAAGTAAAGATTACAAGTTGCTAATACAGCTCGGTTAGACTGTCCAAAGTTAATAGAATGGTTAGTATCAGTAGGAAGTCCTACTAATGCGCCATATGGAGAGTTAGCATCTGGGTTAGTAGTTCTGGAAAAAGCTCCAGCACTTCCACCATCTAGAGTAATAGTAAATGATATATCTGAAGTAGCTTCAGAAATAAGAGCCTGTGGGATAGTAATTGTATTTCCAGCATCATAGCCAGAACCACCATTAACTACATTAACAGAAACAGCGCCCAAAGCACTTACAATAACTTCAAAAGTTGCTCCGGTTCCATCTTGGCCGGCACCGGCACTGACTACTACGTCAGAGTCGTCGATAATATAAGTACCTGCGTCCGCGTCAGCTCCTCCTGAAGGGGTTACTGCAGTAGCAATAACTCCAAGACCAGAGCCTAGAGTTCCATAAGTATCCGCGCCAGCCATTACTGACCAGAGAGCTTCTTCTACCGCATGGTGCTCTCCACCGCCAATGTAGGGGCGTACA